CGGCGATGCCAGGCGGCGAAGGGGGTATCACCCTTTGACGATTGCCATGTGACAAGGGGGAGGTTCGCTAGGCATTCGACGCCTATCATTTTCCAACTCCGGTCAGTTATCCCTCCGACCCGTCATTTTTTTATTTTTCATTTGCAATTCCAAAATTCTGGTGTAAACTTCAATGGATATGATTGACATAAACACCATACTGCTGCCGCACACACCCGTTCGCATAGTGATTCACTGCCATTCACCAAAGACCTTGTTGGCAACGGGAATGCCGATGCGACGCGACGCAATTTGCCTTTACAAGAATAGTCGTTGGACAAAGTACTGCTCATTTGCCACGGATGTGGGGATGCGAACAATGTGTATCCACCACCTATCGGACTATTTTGGCATTTTGTCATGGCGAATGCCGACCAAGACGGGCGTGTGGTATGTCCATGTATTGAATGTGATTGAACAGGCGGCGGAAAAGGCCGACTATTATTACGTTCCGTTGCCAGGGCATGAATCGTCAATGGACATTTGGGAACATGGAGAAAAGTGTCATCCTGGCATAATCGAGTTAGGACGCGAAGTTTGCCGCCGTGCGAGCCTGCCCTTGACCGTTGGCGGCAAAATTGGTACACCTGCCTTTTGCATGTACGTGGTGTTCAAATCAGACATTTATGAACAATACGTGGAGAAATGCTTGATTCCCGCCATGCGGGCAATGGATTTGATGGACGAAAGTTCAAAACCAGGAGGAGGTCTGTGGCGCGAGTTGCCGTACAACAATTCGTCGATGTCGAAAGAGGAATTGATTGCACTGTTCGGTAGACCGGCATATTCATACCACACGGTAGTTCTGGAACGCCTGTTGCCAACATGGCTGGATGCAAATGGGTTGATCGGACAGCAGATTAGTCCAAAGCGTCCGGATGCGGCCTAAAGGGAAGCGAAGGCGCGTGGCCATGGAAGAAACAGAGATTCCGGAACTACAAGAAACGCTGGAAAGCCTTTTGACGCCTGTGCTGGCGGAAGACAGGCCCGCACGGATTGCCGCGGGCATACATGTCAAAGCATTGATGGGAAATGCTGGATTCGTCTGGTATTCTCGACTATACAATCTACAGGCCACGCCGAAGGGGGAGGCGGCGGTGCGCGCACAATGGGATAGTTTGGAGGCGGACAAGGACTTGATTTCAGCCGAAATACGGATAGCCACGCTAAAGGCCCTGGCACGCAAAATGCGAGGCGATACGCTTTCAGAGGCCCTTCCAGACGTCGGGACCTGCACTATCGAGGAGATTGTTTCCCAGTATGTTCTGAAGGGCAGTTACAAGCGGCATGTGGTGTCGCCGGACAGGTCCCGCCTGGAAGTTGTGGCCTTCGACCCTACGGGAGACGCTCTAAATGGCAAAAAAGGCAAACGTTGCCTACAGTATCTACAACGCCTAGACGGTAAATACAGCTTAAGTCGGCACGAGAAGCAGGCGGCAATGGTCTGTACGTACTTGTTTCCAGGCGCGGAAACTGTGTACTTTACTGAAGGTTTGTGGAAAGCGGAAGCACTGCATCGCTTGGGGCTGTCGGCCGTGTCGATGTGGGGAGGAATCAGTGCCGATTTAGACGCTGTGAATTGGGGCTTCCTTCATGGGCTGAATGTCCGTATTCTTCCGGACGAGGATGACGGAGGCCGAACATACGCATTGCACGCGCGGGATGTGATTGACACTGTCAAGCCTAAGACCCTGCATGTGATAACCATCCCTCTTTTGGCCAACATCCCTGAGGTCGGACGAGACGTGGGAAACTGGCTCGATGTGCTGCGCGCGGAAGGATTGTCGGACGCCGCCATTGCGGAGAGGCTGACAGCATATTGTGAAGATGACAGCCATCGGTCTACGGCCACTACAGTGGACCCCAACAACCCCGCCCTGGCATTTCTGTCACCGCCGGAGGAAAACATGGCAAATCAGGTTGGAATGCTTCCGTGGCTTGTTCCTGGTTTTTTGGCACGTGGGCAAGTGACTATGCTTGCTGGGGCGAGCGGTACGGGAAAAAGTCGATTGGTGTGCAAATTCATCGCGGACATGGGGCGAGGCATGAATCCTTTGTCTGAAGAGGCACTGATCGATCAACAGACCGGCGCGGTCGGCGAAGCATTGAAGAGCTACTACATTTCATATGAAATGGGAAATGATTCATTTCACCGCTGCATGATGAACGAGTATGGAGAGTGGTACAGAAAAGTAGCCGCCATATGCCCCTTGCCGGAAGTCAAGATTAACCTGTCTTTATTGGGCGGCAAGAAGAGTTCGCTTCTGAAGTTGATGGAGGAGGTATTGGCATCATACCGAGGAAAGGGCCGAAAAACTCCCGACATATTCGTACTGGACCCATGGACATCATTCATCGCCGGACTGAAGAACAATTCCGTTGAGGATATTCGCCCAGCCGTTGACGCCCTGGAAACTTTCGCTAGATTGCACAACGTGGCCGTCCTGGTCATGCACCACTTCAACAAGCGCGGCCCCGAGCAATCGGCAAATGACGCGATGATGGGGTCGGGGGCCTTGATACAGGAACCCCGCCTTGTGTGGTATACGGCGAAGTACAAAAATTCGTCCCGATTCCATTTGACCCCGGTCAAGGTGTCGGACATGAAACCGCCGCCAGGGCTGATCTATGAAATCGTCAATAAGCCGTTGGAAGGACAGGATTGGAGCAAAGTAAACATCACTGATCGAGACGCCTGTAATGACGCGGATACGGTATTACGGGACGCGGCGGGAATCAGTAAGAAATCGCAGGAGATCGAAGCACGGGCCGAGTCCATTCTCGACGACCTGCCGGCGGACTTTACGAAAGCAGAAATTGTGGATTTGATGAACGAAGGGACGGCGGTAGGACGGAAGTTCAAGGTGCGCAACGACCGCAAATTCGACGCCATTTGGGGCCGAATTGTCCGTCAATCGGAAGAATGTGGGTGGCGGGGGAAGGCACAAGTTTGGCGTTTACGCGAAACCAAATCAATGAGGGAGGAATAAATGATCAAGTTCAAAATAGGCAAATTGTACTATGTTGAATGGGACGATTCGTTTCGTCCGGTTGGCACTGTGTGGAAGTTATGGGGTGAAGGTGCCGACGAGACGAGTGTATGCAAATCCCTTGGTTGGTGTACAGGAGTGTCGAAGAGATACGTGCAGATAAGTGGACATGTCTCTAGTGGGAATGAGACAACTGCATACTGCACTGGGACACTGTTTATCCCACTTGCAGCGTTTGTACGTATCAAAGAAATCAAAACAACTGCGATACCGCGCAATTAAGGCAAGATTTTCCTTGTATAGAGATAAAATGAGGGGTATACTTTATAGAAGAGGGCGTGATGTTGTGACCACTTATAGCGACAATTTTTTAAGAATGTGGCACAAGTATGTTGGTCATTGCGTCGAAATCATAGAGCCAATACCTCCCAAATTGCCAGACTGGACACAAAATGAAGAGTACAAGAAAGTCACGGAACATGACAACGACTCCAAGGACACTAGTGAATACATTATTGGAGGCTTTGGACGCACAGAACAATGACGATATTGAGGCGTTCGGGTTAGCGGGCAACGAAGAGATAGGAGAAGACGCGCACAGTTGTGATTCACGCGGATCGAGCTGGAAGCCAAATTTGTATCATGTTCGGGCAGCGCAGGCAGGCATTCCAGGCTGCCCGGCAATGGAGCAGAATCTCATCAACACACTTGAACACTAAAATCGGAGAGACACGGTGAACAAGACAGAGGTCGAAATAGCCGAGGCCGTCGCCGCGGCTGCGCCCATTGTCATCGCCCCTGCCCGCTCGCAATTCGGGGTGGTCATTGCCACCAACGACAATACAAAATTCCGCAATTGCGCAGAATTGTGGGCCAAAGGACTGTCGGACCTGTCCGCGCCGTCCCAAATCCAATGCGTTGAAGGTGCGCCGAGCATGGCGACCGCATACAACTTTGGGATGAGCAAGATTGACGCCGAGTACGTGATATTCTCTCATCACGACGCATTTCCTCTGCCCTTTCCGAATTATACGGTTGGCAAGGCATTGCGGCATCGCATGGACGAGTTGCAGATAGATTTGCTGGGATTTGCCGGCTCCAGCCGGATGGTCGGTAGCAAATGGTTTGCAGGGGGCTACGCATATGGCGGCGTTATCAATTTGCCTACACAGGCTGGCCAGCCGATAGCATATGCACGGTGGCAGGCTCCAGCACAAACTATTGCGGGCATGAGGGCACTGGACGGCTACTGTCTAGTGGCTCGGAAATCCGCCCTGGAAAAAATTGGCGGGTTTGACGAAAAGCAGCTTCGTCCGTCCTTCCATTTCTATGACTTGGACATTGCCGCACGGGCATTCGATGCCGGGCTGAATGTGGCCGTGGCCTCAAACATTTACATGGTACATCAGAGTGCTGGCGGCTATGGCCTTCAGGCATGGTCCGACTCGGTCCCGGCCTTTATGGACAAATGGGCCGGCAAGTTCGATGCGATGGCACAAGAAGTGACTGTGAATTATGGCAGTGTTTTAAGCGGCGACATTCGCCTGCTCGTACAATACTTGGATGACGTGAATGCGGGATTGCCCGAAATTCTGACGGTTCGTGTCCGAAACTGATCCTATCCACTCCGGGACGAAGCGCACTTTCCTTCGCTCAGGGCCGTCAATAAGACCAAAGCAGAGAGTCCTCCGTCTCGGATTTTTTTCTAATCTACCATGCACCGAACGGTCGCTACATCTGCCATTCTATTTTGCGTAGAACTGGCGCTGATCGGCTGCCAACTGTCGGCACAAAGGGACACTTTGCGGGCCGTGGTGCAGACGGCCGCCACACTTCCCAGCTCAACACAACCGAATGCGATCGTAGACATTTGGGACGACTCTTTCACTTCTGAGGAGGCTGTTGAATGGTCGCTTGACGTAGCCCCTCGGCTGCACCGCCCATTTGTTTTAGTGATGTGTCATGGCGGATATAGTGTGGACCACCGCATCTGGTTGGTATATCCAGAGACACTAAACCCTCCAACAGAATTCGACCGGCCGTGGAACATGGAAACCTTGATTGCCATAGAACAAAAGATGCATCCTGGGCTGCCAATCGTTTTCTTAGCATGTAATGTTGACGGAGTCGTGATCCACAATCATCCGAACATATTCTATTCGCCCTCCGACACTTTTGTTGACCCAGACTCCGCCGAATCGCCATTAGTCAACATCATTCGGCATTTGCGGCATCCGAACACGGTCGGTGCGGCGGCCGAATTCGTGGAGGCTAAATGACAAACTTCTTGGCCACTGCCATCGGATACTGGCTCGTCTTCGCTTTTCTGAACTACGTCTCTATTGCCTTTTGCGATTGGAGGAGTCGTGTTCGACGAAACAAAAAGTTGTCCAGCTTTGTGGAAAACACGTCATACTTCGGCCCCGACGACATTCAGCCGCGAGACCCGCCGCCATACCGGGACGGTCAGGTTTGATTCCGTCTACCCCGCAGACTGGACCGAATGGCTCGATTATGAGACGCTTCCGACCTTCAATCTGATTTAAGGAACACTTATTATGAAAATGGTCTACGGCGACTGTGTTTATTTCAATTCTGGCTCCACATCTGTCTCAGCGGCGAAAGCCTTGACTTTGTATCAAGCAAACGGCAGCCCCCGTACTGTGCAGCCGAATGAATTGCTTGTGGTCGATTCTGTGGCAGTCGTGCTGTATTCGGCCACGGAACAGCCGTCGTGGTTGGGCACGGTCTCTGCATCGACAATCCCCGTGATAACCTTTGCCGGTTCGAGCACGGGCAATATCGCGGTGGAATGGCATTCCGACAAAGAGGGCGTGGAGTTGACGGCCGGCGACGGACCTGTTCTTAATCCGAATGGCGCGATCGTCTACTCTTGCTTCGGCACTGGATATGTGAAGCCCTACTCCAAACTGAACTATCCGACGGTTGGCGGGACTTCTCAGCAAGCTCTTCAACCGTAACCATATGCTGGATTTTGAACAGCGCCCCAATATTAAAGAGCCGGAGACACCCGAGTTCTACACCTGTCCCCGAACTGGCCTGAAAATCCCTTTGCTGCCGGCCGCCAATGCGGCGTATCGCGACACAGTGCTGGCAGCGGCCGGAGGAAAAGACAGGTGGGATGCGGCACAAGACGACCAGTTGCGTCCGGTCGTAATGCGAGAATTGCGGGACTGTAAGGCATCGATCCCCCTATTTGTGGCCAAGTATGGATATACTGTCCAACAATTTTCAGTTATTGACGGAGTTTCACGTCAGGTTGAAAGCCACTGTCAGCCCTTCATTCCACATGTCTTCCAATTGGACTTGCTGGAAAAGTTCCAAACGGCCATGTCGGATGGCAAAGACTTGTTGGTAGACAAGAGCCGAACACTCGGGCTAACATGGCTGGCATGTTATGCGTTTGTGTGGCGATTTCTATTCTATTCAGGCTCGTCTCTGCTCATGCTGTCGTACAAAGAGGACGTAGTAGACCAGATTTCTGGCACGTGCAAGGACTATCCCAATGGTGGCATAGGGGCCGAAGGGACATTGCTCGGAAAGATCGATTACATCTTGAAATATTTGCCCAAGTGGATGGTTCCGTACACCTTGGAAAAAGGCAAAGACACGCCTTCCGCAAAGTTATATCGCAAACGACTGTCGATTGTGAATATCGACAACGGTAGTCGCATCGACGGCGAATCATCCAACCCAAACGCCGGCACGGGCGATCGGCGAACGGCAATATTGCTGGATGAGTTTTCTAAATGCGAACATGCTGAGAAAATTAAGCGGTCCACACATGCCGTGTCCTTGTGCCGCTTCGTAATAAGCACACCTAACGGCAGGGGCACGGAATTCAGCAAGTGGGCATTGTCGGGGCAGATCGACAGATATACGGCGTATTGGTGGCTGGACCCCGGAAAAGCGCAAGGCCTCCGTATCGAGCCGAACGCTTCGGGCAGATACGAAGTCCATTCGCCGTGGTTTGATGCCGAGGCCGCGAGACTTTCGCCGAAAGAACTGGCCATTGAAGTCAATGTAGACCATGTGGGTGCGGACGACGCGTTCATGGACAATGCCGTATTGGCCGACCACCGGCGCACGTACGGAAGGACGCCAGCAAAGACATTGACAGTAGGATTTCAGCCCGAACTGTCGGAACCGGCGATCAAACGCGCCCTGTCATCTTTGCACATTCCGTCCCTGCTAGTGCGGCCAGGCGGCCCTTTGAAAGTTTGGGAGAACCTGTCCGACGAGTTGCGATTGCCCCAAAATTACGCCTACACTCTCGGCGTAGACATCAGTTTGGGCATGGGCGCATCGAATAGTGTGATTTCTGTTCTCTGTCACGATACCCATGAAAAGGTGGCAGAATGGGCCGATGCGAACACTCCGCCATTCTTGTTTGCCCGAATCACCGCCGCCGTGGCCATGTGGGTTGGGGGCCGTACGCGCAGGCCGCTGATTGTCTTTGAAAACAACGGCAATCCGGCATGGGATTACGGCCGCGTAATCGCCAAAGAATTGCAATACCCGCACCTGTACTTTGATCGCTCAGCGGGCGATCTATCAGAAGAGCCTAGCAAACGTTACGGATGGCGCAGCAGCCGCGAAAAGAAGGCGGAGCTGTTGGGACTGCTGCGGCGCGCGTATGCCAAAGGAATGTTCATCAATCGCTCATTGGCGTCCTTGGACGAGACGATGGATTATGTCAATTATCCGTCTGGCGGCATCGGGCCATTGAAATTGTTCCACGAATCGGAGGCGGCCAGGCAATCGCATGGGGACCGCACCATTGCCGATGCGTTGAGCCTTTGGGGCGCATCTGCCGAGAATCCGAGAATGCGCGCTCCTGAAGAAAAACCGGACAATCGCACCATTGCAGGTAGATGGCGAGAGCGAAAGGCGGCTGAACGTCCAGTGGCCCATAACGAACCGACATTCGCCAACATGGAACAGATGTTGAGATAATCATGGCAGAAGACCTTGTCAACGAAATTCGGCCCAAGGACATCAGCAAAATGGTCGCCCGCGGCTGGGATCGTCTTGCTCCCTTTCGAGCCATGCGTAAGAAGTCGATCCAGCAGTATGTCGGTCCGCATTACGGATCGATGGGCGCGGGCGTCGGCTCACAACCGTTGAATCTCCTGTTCAATGCGATTAGCGTGATTCTTCCGTCTTTGGTCACATCTTTTCCACAGCATAACGTTTCTTCGCCATATCTTCAAGACAAGCAATACGCGGATTTGCTGGCATTGGCGTTAAGTTTTCAGGACAAAAAACTTAACATTCAAGACATTTATCAGCGGGCCACGGTTGAGGCATTCTTTGGCTTGGGCATCATGAAGACTGGCGTCGCAAACGCCATGGCCGATCTGGAATCTGATGAAGCGAACGATTTGGCGATGGGCGACGTGTTTACAGAGCCGGTGTCCTTGGACGATTTTGTGGCCGATCCGGAATCCCGTGAACATCTATTTTCAGATGCCCGTTTCATCGGACACCGTCTTATCGTGCCACGCAAGTCTCTCCTGGAATCTGACCTGTATGACGAAGACGAAATCAATGCTTTGCCGAAATGGGGAGACTCCAACGAAGCGAAGGACGAGACATACCAACTTTCTCGTCGGAACACCGCCGAATCGGAACAGGGCAGTGAGTTGGACGATGTGGCTATTGTGGAGTTATGGATTCCGTCATCGAATGTGGTCATCACTTTGCCGGGCGACGAGAAAGTACACATTCGTAAGTTTTTGCGCATTGACGACTTTTATGGCGTCAAAGAAGGTCCATACACGCTTCTATCTTTTTCGCCGCCGGTCCCCGACAATCCCATGCCAGTGCCTCGCGCATCAGTTCTATACGATTGTGGCCTTCTGGCCAATCGTATGATGAGCAAAATTGTAGATCAAGCAGTGCGACAGAAATCTATTGGCTATTATCAACGGGCTGCTGTAGATGACGCCAAAGAAGTGTTGAACGCGGCCGACGGTGAAATGGTCGGCTTGGATAACACCGCATCAGTCGGTTCGTTAAACCTTGGTGGACAAGTTCCCAGTAATGAAGACGCCGTATCGTTGTTGACCAATTGGTTTAACGCATTGGCGGGCAATACCGAACTGCTCGGGGGCGTTCAGGTGCAGGCCAAGTCCGCCACCGCCAGCAATGTTTTGCAGCAGAACTCCAACATCGTGCTGGGTAGGAGCAAGGATTTGGTCTATTTGGCTGGTGCACAAGAGGCCCGTCGCCGGGCATTCTATCTTCACACGGACCCGCTCATCAACATGCCGTTGATTCAGCGGCAGAAGCTCCCTTCTCAGATAACACAGGGACCGACAGGCCCGATGCTCGTATCGTCGGCTGAGCAACAGGTTCAGGTGATGCTGACGCCTGAACAACGATCCGGTGATTTTTTGGATTTCCACTTTCAGATAGAACCGGACAGCCTTTCTCGTATGGACAGCCAGCAACGGGTGCAGCTTTCAATGACGTTTGCGACCCAAGTCCTGCCGGCGGTGGTCGCCGCCGCGCAACAGGCCCAATTGGCAGGCATTGGCTTGAACGCCAGCGCATTGCTAATCTCACTCGGCAAGTCCATGGGATTGACAGATTTCCTGCCCGACGTGTTCATGGACCAGGCATATCAATTGCAACAGTCTATGCACGCGCAACTCGGTCCACAAGACCCTGGAAAGGCGTCAGCCAGGCCCACGGCAGCCATCTTGCAAAACGGCCAGCCTGGCCAAGTCCAAGGCGCGCCGGCCGGACCGCCCACTCCACCTCAAACGGCTCAGCGGGGGGCAAATGAGGTACAAGCCTTGCAACGTATAGAATTGCGACGGGCGCTCAGCGCTCGTCCGAGTAATGCGGCATTTTCAGGAGTCTAGACCATGCTACCCCAATCCAGTGACGTAAACGAGCATTATGACGATTTGAGCGACGAAGACAAGTCGTCTCAGGCGACACAAGACGCCAACACCTTACGGGACCATGCGTCTATAGTTGCGCATAAAGCCAGACATGCGGCTGCGCGGGACCATCTACAAAAGGCCGCAGCCAATAACAAGAATGCATTGTCGGGGGCCAACCGCCGTCTTCGCGAAACGGTCGGCAAAAAGCTGAAGAGTGCGTTCGGAGAGCAAGAGGGAGTCAAAACTGCTCCACCTACCGAGACATTTGAATCCGAAGCGGAAGGAAAGTGACACGTGCCGTATAAATCCAAATCCCAAATGGGCTATTTCCACACGCATGAAAAGCAACTTGCCCGACAGGGCGTCAACGTCAAAGAATGGGACAGGGCGTCCAAAGGCAAAAAGCTCCCGAAACATGCGCGAAAAGTCATTGGTAAGAAACTGAAAAAGGCGCTGAACGTCGGAGAATGACATGCCCGCCAGCCGCATCATTATTTGGACAGCCACTCTCGGCATAGTCGCCTGGGATGTCGTGGCCGCACTGCTCGGCTGGTCCACCATTTCGGCACAGATTCGTGTTGTGGACCACGAATCTTCTGGCCTGTTCCGCTGGCTACTTCTCGGGCTTTGGGCACACTTTTTCATCATGGATACATGGCCAAAATAGGTTCCGAAAATGGTAGTGCTCGTCTACACATGCGATGCCTGCGGCAGGGAAACTAAACAAGCGCCCTCGTGGTTTGCCGAAGGCGTGTTGACTGATTGGACTCCATGCAAACATTGTGACGGAATCGCCCTTCTATCCTTTGTAGATGATGACGGCGTGGCGAAGCACGCGATAACGGCCCAAGGGCGTATTGTGAGACTTGAACGCGAGGACTAGACAATGCCGGAAATCTGTCCAATCTGCGGTGAGGAGCGTAAAGCTTTGTTTCCGCTTCACGACGGGCGGCGCGGATGCTTTTATTGTCAGGTGACGCTTGAACCACCTACTATAGCACGTGACGCGCAATTCCGCACCCCCATCGCCATGCATAGTATCGGGGTGACGCATCCACAAGACGTCCAGAAGTTGAAAGAAAAAGGTGTTCGGATTTCTGACAATCCACGTGACCCATTATATGGCGTGCCGATTGCGCGGACCCGACAGGAAAAATTGAAAAACCTGAAGATAGCGGGGTTTGTTGAACGTAATTAGAGACTGGTGAACGTTTACCCCGGCCAAAATGCCGGCTAACAGGAGTTGATTATGGCAGTAGTAATAGGCGAGCATCCGGATACGACTGGCGACATAGCGATTGAGAAGACCGCAGTCACGCCCGAATTGAAGGCATCCATCGCCCGAGCGTTCGTCGACGACGCCAAACCAGAAGTTGAGGAGACGGCGGAAACGCCGGACGCAACTGAGAAGGAAAAGACCGAAAAACCAGAACCGGCCGTTGAGCATAAAGAAGCTGCCAGCGCGTCGGACACTACAGAAAAAGAAACACCTGCCAAGTTGGCGGAGGATGCGAAGGCCACGGAAACCGCTTCGGCGGAGTCCGTCACCCCTTTCGCCATTCTCCCCGCCGCTTACCGCAGGACGTTGAAGGCCGCTGAATACTCTGATGCGGAGATTGATGAAGCCGTCAAGCTGCAAGGCGACAAGTTCGTGCAGTACGCGGGAAAGCTCCACCAAGCTCGCAACAAGGAAACAGAGGCATTTGCGAAGTTAGGTCAACGCATGGCCGAAGAGGCCAAAAAGGCTACCCCGGCCCAAAGACCGGCTGCCTTGCCGACAATCGACACTGAATTGTTGGCAAAGACCTACGGTAAGGATGAAGCCTTCGTCCAGCAACTCGCCCGTCTTAACGATTGGCAAAACGAGTTGCAACGCATACTCCCCGTGATTCGACAATATGAAGAAAAGTCGAAAGCGGAGGCGCGTGACGGCTTTATCCGACAAGTCCACGGATTCTTTTCAGCAGACGACAAAAAGGAATTCGCGGATTACTACGGAACGGACCCTGTGGCCCTTACCCCCGCACAAGACGCCAGTCGCGTCAAAGTGCTGGATATGGCCAACATGATCCAATCCGGTGCGGCCTCGCAAGGCCGAAATCTTGGATTACAAGATGCACTCCAAATGGCGCATGAGGCGACCACTTCGGAGTACGTTGCCAAGGTGACGCGAGAAAAACTCGCGGCGGAAATCAAGCAGCGTAGTCGGGGAGCCGTCCTAAAGCCGGCCGGTCGCCAAGCCGCCACGGGGATAGACAAACCCGACCTGCGAAAAGCGGTCAGGGAGGGCCTAAAGAAAGCTATGAGTTAAACGTAAACTAGGAGTTACCGTATGGTGACTTTAGACATGAACGCGATGGCAGACACCATCGCCACGACTTTGAAATTGCTGCCTAAAGGGCAGTTCGAGGCTACTTGGGATAACATTTGACAGTGTAGTCCCTGTGGTGTATAATGCACCACATGAAAACATCCTTAATTGCTGGAAACACTGTGGCCAATTCGCCAAAACTTGATTCTGTGATCTACGAAATTTGTGATTTTGGGTACGTCATGCATTTCAATGATGGCCGAAGTGCTGTTATTGACGCCGCCTCGTATCCGCTGGTTTCGCAACATCGGTGGTCATTGGGCCATCGAGATGCGTATGTGACGGCCAACGCATCACGAAAACATGGAACCGTTCCTAAGTCAATCCGACTGCCGAGATTGTTGCTTGGCTGTGGATTGAACGACAATCTTTTTGTAGACCACATCAATGGCGACACAACTGACAATCGCATGTGTAATTTACGCAAAGTCACGGCGTCTCAAAATAGGTGCAATTGTGCGGCGTCTCGTACTCGCACACACAATTCTTCGTTCAAAGGTGTGGAGAAGAAGTCTAACGGGACGTTTTCTGCCACGCTTCGCTTGACGGAGAATGGATTTGTCACCGAACTTGAGGCGGCGGAAGCGTACAATCGCATGGCGATTGCGCACCAAGGGGAATATGCGAGACTAAACGTAATTCCTCCACACAGTCAATCAGCAGCGGAATCGCCCGACCGGGCGAAGCGTTCGACGGCTATCCCTTCGGGGAGTACGGCCCAAGTGGGCTGGAAACAGGATGCTTCCTTTCCGGAAGATGATATAGCCTGGACTCATGCGCGAGCATGAGAGGGTCGGCGGAAACGGCCGATCCGTAACACATTCGTACCCCAATTATGCATTCGTTAAACTTCTCTCAGCCAAGAAAAAGCTGTTTGAAGGCGGTACAGTAATTCAGCGTAACATCGTCCTTGATGAAGACGGTTCGTTCCGCTGGCGCGGTATGTACGATGGATTTGGTGCAGACAGCACCAATCTCTGTCCTCTTGCGGCGTGAGCCACAAGACGCACTCACTTAATTGCTGGAACATCTGTTTGACTGTTCTCATTTACATGGTAAAGTAACAAGATGCGGCGAAGTAATTTTACAGTCAACCGAGTTGGGGATACGGCAGTGTTTCACTTCACTGCCGGAAACCGAACTGCGTACATGGACTGGACAGATTATGAGCCATTTCGTAACTGTTACTTTTGGATTGGCCGACATCATGGAAGTCTGTTTGCAAGAGAGCGGGGAAGCCGCTCTCGGCCGCAGATCAATGTGTCGAGAGTCATTCTCGGACTTTCTAATCCGACGAATTCTCACACGCCACCACTACTTGCCGACCATATTGATGGGGACGTTACCAATTGTCGCCAGATCAATCTACGCGCGGCCACTCCCACCCAAAATTCTCGAAATCGTAAGGCCAATAGCATTGGCAAGATCGGATCGAGGTATAAGGGCGTTGCTAAAATTCATGGCAAATTTCGAGCCGTTGTGTGCCTCGGAACATTTGCCACTGAACGGCTAGCGGCAGAAGCGTATGACCGATTCGCGCGATTGGCGCACGGAGAATTCGCAAAACTGAATTTCCCTGCGGCAGAAAATCAGCAGCCAAGCCGCCCGGCCAGGGCGGAAGGTTCGACGGCTAGTCCAATGGACGTAGGCCCCAAGCGGGGCCGAAATGGTGAGCCACTTTTTGAAGTGGATGATATAGCCTGGTCTCATGCGTGAGCATGAGAGGCCCCGCAACAAGCGGCAGGGCCGCAACACAAACGACTGACAACGCCACCGTTTCTCAGGGTCAGTATTTAATTCAAGTTCCTTTTACGCAATGCAGCGTTAACTACACTTGGGACATTCAGGATATCCTTGCAAACCGGGGCGAAGAGGCATTCATCAATCTCATTCGTTCCCGCAAGATTCGTGCCATGTGGTCAGCGGCCAATGGGATTGAACTGGGCGGATGGAGCGCCCCTCAGTCAGCGCAAGACGCGCTTCGTCCCCTTGGCGTTCCGTACTGGCTGTCCTTCGCACCGGCGGGGACGGTTGCTGGAACGTATGGATTCAATGGCAACACCGTGCGATATGCGAACGGCACGACCTCATCCGTCATTGGCGGATTGGACGCCGTCGCTTATCCGAAGTGGGCCAGCTTCACTGGTGTGTACAATGCGATCAACAACTCTTTGTTGACCCTGTTGCACACGGCCATTCGGCAAACCCGATTTGAGCCGCCGGCGTTCATCGACGCCCCCGGCGACGACAATTGGGCCGACTCACAGGCCGCTTTTTATTCCAGCAATGACGTTATCGCGGGCCTCATCAATTTGGGCGACATGCGCGATGACGACAATGCCCCGAAGGACTTGGCCGGCAAACTGCTGTACAGTCCCGAAGGAACCGTGTTCTTCAATCGTATGCCGTTCATCTACACCAAGCCCCTTGATGCTCAGCAAGTGACCAACAGCCAGGCCAAGGTGGTCAATCCGGGCGCGATTTATTGCATCGACTGGAGCAAGCTCCAGTGCGTGGCCCGCGAAGGATTGTGGCAAGTGGACAGCCATCCGATCGTTGACAAGGGTCAACACACGGTGTTCTCAGTTTTCACGGATTGGTCGTTCCAGATTCTCGGGATCAATCGACGGTCCCTCGGTTTCTGCTTGCATCTTCCGATCTAATTACCAAACAGCGGCCTTCCGACCGGGGACTCAGGGATTGTGCCCGACCCCCGGCTCCGGGGCTGCCAGGAGTTCAACATGCCACGTTTCGGAGAAGTTATTGTTCAGACTTGGGAACAGCCCTCGACGCTGCTTCCCTCTCCCTCTGTGTGGGCGCGGTCGCCCGCCAGCGATGCCATCACGTCCGGCTTCGGCTATTGCGTGACGGCGGATTTCAAGACTGGAAGTATTGTTCGAGACTTGACCGTCTCGTCTACGACCGGCACGGCCATTGCCTATGACGCCAACTACGATTCCGTCGTCAAGATGACGACTGGCACGGTCGCCAA